TTACTTGCTCCTAATGGAGTAACTAAAGCTGATGACTTAAATAAAGCACCTACTGGAGCATTCAGAACAGGTAATGCTGAAGATGTATCAACAATACAAATGGGTAAATATAATGATTTTAGGGTTGCACTAGAAACAATAAACAGAATTGAAGCTAGGTTATCTTCTGCGTTTATGTTACGTGAATCTATACAGAGAGATGCGGAACGAGTAACTGCTGAAGAAATTAGATATATGGCTACTGAGCTTGATGAAGCACAGGGCGGCATATATTCAATTTTAGCTCAAGAGTGGCAACTGCCTTTAGTACATATAGTTACTCAGGATATGACCAAAAAGAAATTATTACCAGCTCTACCTAAACAATTATTAACACCAGTTATAACAACAGGTCTTGATGCACTGGGTAGAACTAATGACCTTATCAAATTAGATAATATGGTAGAAAGAGTATTTACTTTAGACCCACAACTTGCTGATAAATATATTAACATGGGTGAATATTTAAGAAGGCGCGGTTCTGCTTTAAAAGTTGAAACAGATGGTCTATTAAAAAGTGAAGAACAAGTTCAGGCACAACAACAAGCTGAACAACAACAACAAATGATGCAACAAGGAATACCAAACGCTGTTAGCCAGATAGGGCAAATGGCACAACAACAACAACAGAAACAAACTAAATAGGAATAAATATGGCAGACACTATGGATAGTGCAGTTGAGCCTGAACTCGGTACACCTGAGTACGACGCTAAAATGGCAGACCTTTCAGATACGAAAGGCATACTAAACGGCGGGATACCAGAAAGTACAGATAACCCAACTGAATCAGTAGAAGATAATAAACCTGTAAAACCTGAACACGTTCCTGATAAGTATTTTAATTCTGAAACAGGCGAAGTAAATTTTGAAGCTTGGTCAAAAGAAACAAACTACTATCAGAAAAAAGCTGGTGTTACAGAGAAACCTGAAGCTAAGTCTGAGGACAAAGCTGATGATAAAACCGCTAGTGAAGTACTAGAAGATAAAGGTTTAAATTTAGAATCTTTCACTGAAGAATATACGGAAACAGGACAACTGTCAGAGAAAACGTATGAGGCTTTAGCTAACGCTGGTATACCTCAAGAGTATGTAGACCAGTATATCACTGGACAAGAAGCAGTAATTAAACAACAAGAAGCAAGCATTCAAGCCATAGCTGGTGGTAAAGAGGGTTATGACGGAATGATTGGTTGGGCAAAAGAAAACTTAAGTTCTGAGGAAGTTGAAGTTTTCAATCAAGCGGCTGAGTCTGGAGATATAAATCTATTATCAACTAATGTTGAGAATTTACATAATAAATATATTAAAGCTAATGGTCAAGCACCAATAAAACTACAGCAAGGCGACGGTACGCAAACTGGTAGAGATGCTTATAACTCAAGAGCAGAAATGATGGCTGATATGAGAGACCCACGCTATACTAATGATGAGTATTTTAGAAAACAAGTAGAACTTAAAATAGGACGAAGTGGAGATAAAATAGGTCTTACACACGTCCACAAATAATTTATATCTAGTTACCTTTAAACCTTTAAGCCTAGTGAGCTAGTAAACTGAAGTCAACTTAGAGTTAATTGGAGTAATCAACAGCTCTTTTTTAGAGCTATTTCTTAACTTCAATAATGAGGTAATAATCAATGGCGAGTCCAAACGCTACTGTGTCCTTTATTGGACAAGCGAACAGTGCTGGTGATGAACGCGCATTACATTTAAAAGTCTTTAGTGGTGAAGTAATGAACACCTTTGAAGAAACTAATGTAATGATGCCTTTACACCAAGTTCGCACAATAGCCTCTGGTAAGTCTGCACAGTTTCCAAAAATCGGAACTGCAACAGCTTCTTATCATACGGCTGGTAACGAGATTCTCGGCACTGCTATTAAACACAATGAAGTAAATATCGCAATAGATAATTTACTTCTTTCAGATGTCTTTATAGCAAATATCGACGAAGCTCTTTCGCACTATGAAGTTCGTAGTGCATACGCTCGTGAACTAGGTCAAGTCCTAGCTAACGAGTTCGATAAACACGTCTTACAGACTGCGGTTTTAGCTGGACAATTAGCCACTCCTACAATTACGGGTGGTAAATCTGGTTTAATTTTAACTGAGTCTACTTTCGCAAGTTCAGGCGCAAAGCTTTCAGAAGCTCTGTTTGACTGCGCGCAAAATTTTGACGAAAAAGATATTCCTGAGAATGACCGATATCTGGTCTTACCTCCAGCGCAATATTATTTGTTAGCCGCAACAACTGATGTCATTAATCGTGACTGGGGTGGTCGTGGTAATTTTGCAGAAGGTGAAGTGCTTAAGGTTGCTGGTATACACGTAGTTAAATCTAACCACGTACCACAAGCTAACGTAGCTCTATCTTCTCCAAACCCAACAACTTATAATGGTACTTTCGTAAACACCGTCGGTGTTGCGTTCCATAAAAGTGCAGTTGGTACTGTTAAACTTATGGACTTGGCAATCGAGTCAGGTTATGACATTCGTCGTCAGGGTACTTTAATGGTAGCTAAGATGGCTGTAGGTCATGGCATACTTCGACCTGAGTCTGCTGTAGAACTTCAAACTGCATAAGTTTGAATCTCACTTTAAACTGGGAGTGTCTTTTTGGCACTCCCTTTTTTTTAATACATAGGAATTAATATGGCTGTTACACTTACTACGGAATTAGAAGCTATCAATACAATGTTGAGTGTTGTCGGGCAAGCACCAGTTAATGCTTTACCCAGCACATCTAGTAGCAATTCTCCGATAGACGCTGTGGTTGCTGAAACGGTATTGGACGAAACCAATCGTTCTGTGCAATTAGAGGGTTGGTGGTTTAACACTGAAGAAGATTTAGAAATAGCTCCAGATGTTAATAGTAATATAATTCCACCTTTAAATACTTTACGCATAGACCCAAATGAAGAATACCAATATAAGAATTTTGTTTTTCGAGGTGGTAAACTATATGATGCTAACGATAATACTTTTGCAATTACTGATACAATCAAATATAATATTGTTTTAGGTTTAGATTTTACAGACTTACCAGAAAGTGCTAGACGTTATATTGTTATAAGAGCTACAAGATTATTTCAAGATAGAGTAATGGCTAGTGATACCCTTCATGCCTATACTCAAGAAGATGAATTACGCGCAAGAGCAGAATGTGAAAGGAGTCATAACAGAAATGGTGATTTTAATTTTAATGATGATTCTCTAGGAATAGACATGGTACACAGGAGATATTAATGTCCACTAAATTTGGCTCAAGGCTCATTAATAAATCTATACCTAGTCTTTTTAATGGGGTTAGCCAACAGGCGGCAAGTTTAAGACTTGATTCTCAAAGTGAAGATGAAGAAAATGCATATCCAGCATTAGTCGAAGGAAATTATAAAAGACCTCCTAGTACTCACCTTGCTAAACTAAACACAGAAACAAGTGCAGATAATTACATACATTTTATTAATAGAGATACTGTTGAAAGATATGTGGTCTTTATTAAGAATGGTGATTTAAAAGTTTATGATTTAACTGGTACTGAGATGACTGTAACTTTTACAGCATCTAAAACATATTTAAATGCTACTACACCAAGAACATCTTTTGCTGTAGTAACGATTGCTGATTTTACTTTCATTGTAAATAAAAGTATAGCAACAGCTATGACTGCTGATGTTACTGCTGGAACTTTAGCTGGTACAGACCAAGATTTTGATGACTTACCAGCAAGCCCTACTACTGGGGATATAAGAAAAATAGAAGGCGACCCCTCTAATAATTTTGATAATTATTATGTAAAATTTAATGGTGATGCGTGGGAAGAATGTGCATTACCTAATATATTAAACACTTTTGATGGTACGACTATGCCACATAAATTAGTCAGAACAGGTGTAAACACTTTTGAATTTGACGTTGTTACTTGGACAACAAGATTAATAGGTGATGATGATTCTAATCCTAAACCTACATTCGTAGGTAATAAACTTAACGACATCTTCTTACATAAAAATAGACTTGGTATATTAAGTGGTGAAAACTGCATAATGACAAGCACACCTTCTTCAGATTTTAATTTCTGGAGAGAGACAGCTACAACATTAATTGATTCAGACCCTATTGATGTAGCGGCTAGTCATACTAAAGTTTCAACTTTACACCATGCCATACCATTTGATAAAACATTATTACTCTTTTCTGAACAAACTCAATTTCTATTATCCAGTGCTAATGTATTATCACCAAAAACTGTATCAATAGATGTAACAACTCAATTTGAAACTTCTGCTGACGTAAGTCCAGTAGGTGCTGGTGCTAATGTTTATTTCACTGTACCTAGCGGAAATAATACTTCTCTATATGAATATTATGTAGAAGATGAGGTTGTTACAAATGATGCTAGTGAGATAACATCTCATATACCCACCTATATTCCTAAGAATGTATTTCAAATAGAAGCTTCTTCAAATGAAGATGTTATATTTACATTGACATCTGAAGATAGAAATCATATGTATGTCTATAAATACTTTTGGCAAGGAAATGAAAAAGTTCAATCTGCTTGGAGTAGGTGGACATTCGATTCTACTGATACGATACTTGGTCTTAAAATAATAGAGACAGATATATTCGCAGTAGTAAAAAGAGCCGACGGAACATTTCTTGATAAAATACTAACTCAGAAAAAACTAGTAGATACAAGTATGCCATTCCTAGTACTCTTAGATAGAAAAACAGAAGTAACAGGAGTATTTGACTCTGGAACAAATCTTACAACTTGGACTTTACCTTATGAATTTAGTGGTACAGTACACGTAGTATTAGGAACAAGCTTTACTGGTAAAGTTGGTCAATTAGTAGCAAGCCCTTCCAGACCTACAAACACCACCGTAACTGCTACTGGAGATTTCTCTGCTGGAAATTCTTTTATAGGAATACCTTATACATATAAATATACGTTCTCAGAACAATTCTTAAGAGATGCTAGTTTAAATCCAGTTAGAGACGGAAGGTTAATGATAAAACATATGAATCTAAATTACACTGATTCAGGGTTTTTCACAGTTGATGTTACTCCTAAATTTAGAGATACAAATACAAACATATTTACAGGACAAAGATTGGGTTCAAATTTAACTGTTGGTACAGTTAATCTCCTTACAGGGGCATTTCGTTTCCCAATATTTTCTGATGCAAAAGGAGTTACCATTGAAATCAAAAACGACAGCCACCTCCCCTGTGTATTCCAAAGTGCAGAATGGACAGCACTGTTCCACCCACTTTCCCAGCGTAGTTAAAGCTTCTATTTATGATGCTAATTATTTATTTCCAAGATTACGAGAACATGATTTACGAGAATGTGAAGCTGTATTTGATTTAACAGAAAAGAATCCTTTAATAGAAGCTTTAAATGATTCTAAGGAAGCTTGGACTATACTATATGAAGATAAACCAATAGCTATGTTTGGTGTTGCTGATTATGGCGGCAATGGTTGGGGTGCGCCATATCTTTTAGGTACAGAAGATTTACCTAAAATTGCTTTTAAATTTTTACGTCATTGTCCTGAGTACATAGATAAAATGCACAGCCACTATGATATTCTAAGTAACTTTGTATTAGCCGACAATAAAATTGCTATTCGTTGGTTAAAGTGGTTAGGTTTTAAATTGATTGAAAAAAGAAAATACGGAAGAAAACAAGAATTATTCTATTCATTTATGAGGATTAATAAGAATGTGTAGTCCAACTCTCGCATTAACTGCTATATCGATAGCTGGCTCAGTAATGAGTTATATGCAGACACGCGCCGCCGCTAAAAGAGAAGAAGAAGCTTTACTTACTGGTCAGGCACAAATGGACGCTGAATATGACGAACAACGAATAGAATTAGAAAAATCAGCTATGGCTGATAAAGCTAAAGAGAAGATAGAAAAAATTAGAGCTATTGGTTCTGAAAGAGCCGCAAGTGCTGAAGGTGGTTTTATTGGTTTAGTAACCCAACAAAGACTACAAGATATAGATGCCGCGTCTGGTTTAAATTTAGGTTCTATAGAAGCTGAAAGACGTAGAGGTCAAAAACAAATTAATCGAAATCAACGGTCAAGTAGGAATCAAACACAAGGCGAATTAAATGCTGTCGAACAAGGTTCTTTAGTAGGAACAGCTTTAGAAATTGGTGCGGCATACTATAAAGGTAAAGCTGGAACTCCTGACAAGAAAGTTTCTTCCTATGGTCAAAGAGCTACAGGTAAAAGTAGTGCGTCAGTTGCTAATCTTGGACATTATCAAAGCTCAGTCAGACAAAACATATCAACAAGAAAGTCGGTAGCGGGTACTGGTTTAATGATAAACTCAGGTAAGGCTTCTTATGGACGTTAAAATTATAATAGGATTAAATAATGACAGACGTTAAACGTACACGGGTTGCTGGAAGTTCTGCCGTATCTGGTGGTGGAGAACAGCTTGGTGAAATTAATATGACCCCTGCTATAGTAGCTACTCCTGTAAATTCAACTATTAATACTCATGCTAGTGATAAAAACCAACAGTTTATGGAAAGCTTTGACAAAGCGGCGGCTGATGCAACTGTTTATTTTAAAGCTAAAGAAAAAGAATATATAGAAGAAGAAACTGTTAAAGCCGCAAATTACGCTAGAAAACACGATATTAAAACACATAAGGGTGCATTAAAAGCCCTTGATGGTGAAGAATCAGCTTGGTTTCAACAAGCTTTGGTTAGGCTATCTGGAGAAAACGCGGCAGAAGAAGCAAGTCGTGAAATGTTGAGAGAATATAATTCTGACTTTGATAGGGATAGAGGCGACGTAAATTCTTTAGTTGATAAATATTTACGTAATTATGAAACGGGTGATGTAGATTTTGATACCTCTTTTTTAGTTAATACTGAAAAAGCGGAGGAGATGATTAGAGCTAAACATAGCGAATATCAAGCAGAAGCTTTAGTTCAAGAAGCTGTTGAACTAAAGCTTCTGCTTGATATTCG